AAGAGTAAAAAATGGCTGCACCAGTAACAAGAACCGAATTTAAAGATTATTGTCTTCGTAGACTAGGGTTTCCCGTTATTCAAATTAACGTGGATGATGACCAAGTTGACGACCGAATTGATGATGCACTACAGTTTTTTCACGACTATCATTTTGATGGTGTTGAAAAGATTTACATGAAGCACAGAATCACACAAGATGATATTGACCGCAAATTCATTTACTGTCCTGATCCAGTTATCTTTGTAACTAAAATATTTCCGTTTGATGATTCTAATTCATCAATCAATATGTTTGACCTTCGTTACCAATTGCGTCTACATGATTTGTATGACTTCACATCGGTATCTTATGTGTCATATGAAATCACAATGCAACATATCACAACACTAAACATGTTGTTCTCTGGTTACCCACAACACCGATTCAATCGCCATCAAAACAAAATCTTCTTAGATATTGATTGGTCACGTGATGCAACTTTAGGTGAATATGTGGTTATTGAATGTTATCGTAAGTTAGTGCCAGATACTATAATGTTAACTGGTACAGTAACGGCAACAAACACATCAAACCTAATCACAGGTACTGGTACAACATTTGACCAACAAATTATTGAAGGTGATATCATTACAATTGATGGACAAGATGCACAAGTTAATCGTATCATTTCACCAACACAAGCATATCTAACCACAAACTTAGCAACAAGTGTAACCACTGCAACAGCCACAAAGACTGGTGTATCTGATGTTTGGGATGATAGATTTTTAAAACAGTATGCCACGGCTTTGATTAAATACCAGTGGGGTACCAACCTGTCCAAATTTGCTGGTGTTCAGATGCCAGGTGGAGTTACGTTAGATGGTCCTCGAATTATGGCTGAAGCACAAGTCGAAATCGATAAGATTGAAACTGAGATGCAAGCCTACAACGTACTACCTCCAGAAATTTTGACTGGTTGATGAATGCCTACAAATTTTTACTTTCAACCATTTCCAACAGGAATTACTCAAGAACAACTACTAGTTGAAGACTTGGTAATTGAGGCCATGCAACAGTATGGCATGGACGTGTTTTATCTACCACGATCTAGTGCAGACCCGAATGGTGCAGACCCTTTGTATGGTGAAGACCCACTAAAACAATATACAGTTGCATTTCCAATTGAAGTCTACTTGGAAAATGTTACAGGCATGGATGGTGAACAAGACTTTATTTCTAAGTTTGGTCTTGAGATTCGAGATGAAATAACACTACTGATTTCTCGCCGTAGATTTAAATATGCCTCTGGTGCCACAAACTATAGTATACCTAGACTTGGTGACTTAGTTATTAACTCTGGACCAAAGCGACCAATGGAAGGTGATTTAATTTACATTCCAATGATGCAAAACTTTTTTGAAGTAACGTTTGTTGAACATGAAAATGACCAAGCAATGTTTTACACATTAGGTCGTGGACGGGGTGGTAACGTTTATGTTTATGCATTGAAACTCAAACAGTTTGTATTATCTGATGAGTTGATTCAAACTGGCCACACAGAAATAGATGAACAAGCATTTGATTCATACAAGAGAACACGTTTAGATGTACCTATCAACGGCACAGGCAAATTTACAGTTGGTGAGTTTGTTTATCAAGGTTCATCATTGGCAACTGCAAACGCCAAAGCTACCGTACACACAACGGTTCCTGGTCGACACTTGGATGTTGTTAATGTCAAAGGTCAGTTTACAGTTGGTGTAACTATTATTGGTGCAACCAGTGGTGCAACATGGGCATTAGAAACTGCAGCAGACGATATGCCAACAGACAGTGTGTTTGAAGATGTGGCAGACAACAACATTATTCAAGATGAAGGTGCTGACATATTGGACTTCACTGAACATAACCCATTTGGTGAACCTTAATGCTAGGTAATGCACACTTCTATAACAGAACCATACGAAAAGTTGTTGTAGGTTTTGGTACTCTATTTAACGATATTCAATTGATTCGTTACACCAGAGATATGGCAACAGAGGTCGAAAGATTTAAAGTGCCTTTGTCTTATGGTGCCAAAGAAAAATACTTAACTCGTTTGGCCTCCGATCCAGACTTAACAAAATCTATTGCAATATCTGTGCCTAGAATTTCATTTGATATGGTAGGTATGTCTTATGACTCCAGTCGCAAAGGTGTTACGACCAACCGAAACTTCTCTCTTGGTACAAATAACAGTTCATTAAAGTCACAATACGGACCAATACCATATAACTTTGATTTTAACTTATCAGTATATGTTCGTAATACAGAAGATGGTGCTCAGATTATGGAACAAATACTTCCATTCTTCACACCAGATTTTACTGTAACGATGGATTTTATTCCTGGCATGGATCAAAAGTATGACATGCCAATCATATTAAATTCTGTATCTACGACTACAGATTATGAAGGTGATATGATGAGCACTCGTTTGATTCTATGGGACTTGACATTCACAGCCAAAGCATTTATCTGGCCACCTGTTAAGACAAGTGAGATGATTACTTTGGCTACTGCAAACACACATATGAATTTTGCCAACTCGGCAAATGGTGATATTATTACATCAAATACATTTACACAGAACTCAATTATATCTTCTGTACAGACTAGACCAAATCCAAACACTGCTGGTCCAGATGATGAATATGGATTCGCAGAAACCTATACATCATATAGTTCTACATATGAACCTCAAGTTATTTTAGAAACTTCAGATACTACTTTAGTATTTACTGACTCAACATTAATTAAAACGGATAAACTATAATGACACAACAAACAATTGGCATAGGAACAGGACCAAATACTGGTACAGGTGATCCTTTAAGAACGGCTTTCACCAAAGTTAATGAAAATTTTACAGAAGTTTATAACACAACTAACTCTAATTATACGAGTGCTGTTACCGGATTATCTGTAACAGCTTCTGGATCAACTGCTTATCTAATCGATCAATATTCAGGAAACAATCCTACAGTGTATGTTTCTGGTGGTGAAACCATAGCATTTGTTTTAAATAATTTGGATGGTCATCCGTTTATGATACGGACATCATCAGGTGGTTCTAGTTTCAATATAGGACTAACACACGTTAGCAATACTGGTACAGTTTCAACGAGTTCTAACGCACAAGCTCAGATAAACGGCACTCTTTATTGGAAAGTTCCTTTTAGTCTAGTAGGTTCAACATATGTTTACCAATGCCAAAACCATGCCGGTATGGTTGGTAATGTTATTATTCAACAGCCTGCCTCTTTCGTTGCATCTAATACCACACTATCTCTAACTCAAGCACAAGCTGCGTTTAATAAAGCAAATACAACAAGTAATACAACTATTACCATAACAAGTCTAAAAAGTTTAGCTGCAAACAGTGCAACTTATGCTGATTTTCAAACCGCAATTGCAAATTTATAAACATTTAAAATAAATTATGAAAAAAATGGATGAAAATCTTTCTCAATTATTGGAGATCGAACCATTGGAATCTGCTGGTCAGTTAGTACACACTGACTTAACACCAGATATTGCCGATGATGCTGAGTTTGCTCGGCAGAATATACGTGAGATGATTACCAAAGGTAACTCTGCAATGGACACTTTGATACACGTTGCTAAAGACACGCATCACCCAAGAGCATTCGAGGTTGTGGCCACAATGCTTAAAAATATGTCTGACCTAAATAAAGACCTAATGGAAATTCAAAAACGCAAAAAAGATTTAGCACCAAAATCTATGAATGATAAATCAATGAATATAGATAAGGCTGTGTTTGTTGGTTCAACCACAGAATTGGTAAAGTTTTTAAAGTCAAATAAAGAGAAATAATATGGAACAATTAATTCAACAATTGAAAGTTATACTAGGCACAAACTTTGCCTTGTATTTTAAGACACACGGATTCCACTGGAATGTAGAAGGTGTAAACTTCCAACAGTACCATGATTTTTTTGCTGAGTTATATACATCAATATTTAATAATACTGATTTAATTGCCGAAAAGATCCGTATGTTGGATGCATATGCACCAGGTTCGTTATTGAGAATGTTGGAGTTGGCAGACGTAGAAGAATCAGCAATCATTCCTTCTCCAATTTCTATGATGGCAGAATTGAAAAGAGATAATGATAGAATGATGGTTCATCTCCGTGCAGGTATTGTTGCTGCTGACCAAGCAGGAGAACCAGCTATTGGTAATTTCTTGCAAGACTTGTTAGACCAACACCAAAAACATGCATGGATGTTAAGAAGTTTTATTAAATAATGATTGACGCAGGTGGTTACCTCGGCAACGCAAACTTAAAACGAACTGGTGTAGAGTTATCTTACACCGAAGAACAAGTTGCCGAGATTATAAAATGTACTGAAGATCCAGTTTACTTCATTAAGTCATACGTTAAAATTGTTAACGTTGACCATGGCCTTGTGCCTTTCAAAATGTGGCCATTCCAAGAGGACATGGTACGAACATTCCATGAAAATCGATTCTGTATTGCAAAGATGCCACGTCAGGTTGGTAAAACAACTACGACTGTGGGTTTCATGTTGTGGTCTATTCTATTTCAAGACGATTACAGTATTGCCATTTTGGCCAACAAAGGTTCACTTGCACGTGAAATTTTAGGTCGTGTACAGTATGCATATGAATACTTACCACTTTGGTTGCAACAAGGCATCATTACTTGGAACAAAGGTAATATTGAGTTGGAAAACAAATCAAAGATTGCGGCCTTTGCAACATCAGCATCTGGTGTCCGAGGTGGTTCTTATAATTTAATTTTCTTGGACGAATTTGCGTTCGTTCCAAAGAATATGGCTGATGAATTCTTTACGTCAACCTATCCGGTTATCTCATCTGGTAAGACTACCAAAGTTATTATTGTTTCTACCCCATATGGACTAAACCACTTTTATAAGATGTGGGTTGATGCAACAGAGAAACGTTCGACCTATAAACCATTGGAGGTTCATTGGTCACAGGTGCCAGGACGTGATGCCGCATGGAAAGAAGAGACCATACGTAACACATCAGAAGAAC